GATGGTAGCAACGCCGCCAGTGGTCAGTGCAAAATCGCCAGTTATAGTCTGAGCTCCAGGAGCAGAACCTGTTGCACCGACAAGAAGTTGACCGTCACTCAGGGCAACAGAAGAGAGCTGGGTGCCGTTAGAAACGATCCCACCAGCTGAGTTAAGGTTGGCACCCGTACCGCCGTTTGCTATACCGATCGTATCGGCACTAGTAAATACTTTTTTCCATACTGAAGCCATAGTTATCTTTTATTCAGTTATACCTAAAAACAATGATTTTTCTGTTTCGTCGTAATACAAGCCGCCAGAGATAGCGGTTGGTGTAGTTCCGACATCCGCAAATATAACAACTTTTTCGTTGTTTATCGAAAGGGCTAAATTTTGTGAGCTGTCAGTAGAAGTAAAGAACTGTATCGAAGTGGGAACATGAGAAGCCCCTGCAGCTCCAGACTGAGTAAATAAGATCTTACCCCCTGTAGCCAAGGCGTCCCCACTGCCCACACCCTTGAACTCTATCACCCCAAGTTCCTCGGCATCAGGGGTAGCAGAGGCGCTGCTGTTGCTGAACAACAAAGTAGGCGTAGTAGCTGTAAGAGTGGTAGAAGAAAAGACAGGGTCGCCTGTCCAGCCAGAGAGGTAGTCGTCATTCGACGTCTTCGCCAACACATTGTTTATCAGCCCCCCAGTAGGTATGCCGTTGGTGGCGGCAAAGCCTGTCCAGTTTCCATCTGCAGACCAGTCGTCATCGCTCGTAGTGTCTTTCGTATACACAAACGGCGTGGAACCCACCACAGCCAAGTAGCCCTTGGTTCGATACCTAGTCGTTATAGCTGCCCTACTTGCTACGTTTTCAAAAACACCTAGGCCCTTGACAGGACTCTTGCCCGTCTGGTTAAACTGAGTCTGAGTGTCAGTAAGGTCAAGTACTGGAAAGTTTTGATTTGCGTGTCTTACTTGTCCAGAAAACTCAGGCATGTCAGTTGAAGCTTATTGTTAGTGTATTCCCGTCGTTGAATGCACCAGGGTCATTCGTTCTGTAAATATAGTAAGCAACAGATATACCAGTTGCCGTGGTAACAGTGAAGGTGCCAGATGTAACCTGCACAAAATCAGCCGTAACATCAAAAGAAGAATTTTGAACGACAGACTTAAGAGTGCCAAAAGTCTCAGGGATCAAAAGAAAGCTGTGATTCGCTTCAGTCTCAGAAGAAGAGCTGCATGTAAGANATATACTTCCAGACCCTGGATCAGCAGCAAGAGAGAAATCCATGACACCGCCCAAAAGACTAGAGGCTTCAGCGTTGCTTGAAGGTATGGTTGAAGAAGCGCACAACAGAGTCTTATATCTCCAGTTGAACGTTATCGAGTTACTTAAAACAGTAGTAGAAATTCCATTTGGGTTGCCAGTCTCAACAGCCTTTAACCTATACGATATGGAGGAGGGTGTAGATATTGTGTCAGATATAGAAGGAGAGATGCCGACGAGACCAGAAGACGATGAAGACACACTCTGATAATCGACAGAGTTCTTTTGAAAAGACACAGAAGATCCCTGAATATTTGAGTTGTCACTTAAAACAAACTCAAAGAACGAAGGAGATACAGTCGATCCAACTTCAACAGACTGAGAAGAACCGTTCGACAAAGAAAAAGAGTTACCTGCAGAATCTCCAGTCATGTTGAACGATGTGAACTCAGGAATTTTATATGGGTCTAGAATATTCTTAAGTATCGTGGTGATACTTGTACCCGTCTCAAAGGTCCCACCGACAAGACTGGAAAAGCCACCGTCAGTATTCGTGACAGTAATAGCCGCATCAGTCAAGTCATCCCCACCAGCTCCCCCAATATTTTGATCTTGGAATTGGAAGTTATTCTCTCCAAGGTTGTATACGAGTATCTGACCACTAGTAGGGTCACCCTTGATATCTTCGAGATCACGAAGCCTTGTCGTACCGACAGCTGGAATAGCCGCCGACACAGTAATAGTATTGAACTGTTCCTTGACGGTAGCTACAAACGCTGTGCTAGAAGAGACATCAAAAGATACCGCAGGTACAGAGATATCAAAAGAAGGGGAGACAGAAGAAGCTACGTCAAGAGATACAGACGCGCTGGCATCAGGTATGACAGCAGACAGCACGGCCTGCTGTTGAACGGTGATCGAAGCAGAGTTGCCACCACCAACTGTAATGGTCGCAGTATCTGCCATGATTACCTGGTTCTAGATCTAGATGGGTCTTGTTTTACTGGATCTTCTGATCTACTCTCTGCAAACTCAGACACGTCTTCATTAACCACAAAGGAACCCTTGAGGATCGTAGTGTGTGTATCAGACTGATTGAGTCCGCCTGGCAAAACATACTGCAAGTCATACACGTAGCGGCCAGAGGGAATCTCTCTCATGACGAGATCAGATATCTTCATGGTGACGTTGCCATTATCATCAACGTTGTCTGGACCCATCTGATCTATAAACCCTAGAGGACGAGATCCAGCGGGTTGGCCAAGAGCAGTGCAAAGTATCAAGCCTTCGGGGCCATCATTAAACGCACTGTTTCTAATCTGCATAACAAACTGATACTTACTAGCAGCAAGAGTCAGGCCAGTGCCACTAGAATCCTTTAGCGTGATAATTAGACTAAACGTATCACCCCTTCTACAAGTGATATTCAGGGTCTGTGCTATATCAAGATTTACCTTCTTAGCCATTACTGCTGTATAATTTCGTCGATCATAGAATCATCCCCTTCTACTTCCTGTGGGGCGTCAGCAAGTTCTCCTCTTTTACCCTGCCTCTGAGATATCAGCTTGCTCTGTTCTGCAGATTCTTTCTTGACACGAGTATCCTTTCGGTCCTCCTTTAAGACCTCCAGCTTCTCCTTAAATTCTTGATCCTCAGTCCTAAAGCCTAGCGTAGCCTGAGCGCGGATAGTTTCTATTTCTTTTCTAAACTCGTGCTTTGCAGTTTCGAGCTGTATCTCAAGTTGAGTCTTAAGCTGCATCTTCTGCGTCTCCATCTGCATCTCCATCTGCATCTCTTGCTGCCTGCCCTGTGAGGCCGCTTGCGTGGCCTGGGCTTGTTGCTGAGCTTGCATCTGAGAGTTTTGCTGAGCCATCTCTTGTTGCTTCTGCATACGCTTTTTACGACGCACAATCAAAAGTCTTTCTGCCTGGTTGATGTCCTTCAACTGCCTGATGGCAATCGCATCTTCCAAGTCAAGTTCTTTTTGAGAAAGAGACACCTGGATGTTTTGTTCCAGGAACTGTCTCTCTGCATCCTCCATCTCTTTCTGCACGCTGACACCGAAGTTGTACATGGGCAAGTCAGAGAAAGTAGAAAGGACTTTCATGTTCTCCTCACCGATGGCGTTCTGATACGCTCTCATAATGACAGAGCCCTCAGGAATAATCTGAAGACACTTGACGATATCCTCGCACACCTTCTTAAACAATACCATAGATGCGTTAGTGATGTCATAGATGGCATTGTTTCCTGCAGCAATAGCCTGCTCACGCACACCAACCAAAGCATCACCCTTTGGAGAACTAGCATCCATAGCCTCATTGACACCCGTAGCGTCTCTGATAAGACGCAGATAGTGGTTGTATATACCAATGAGCTCGTTGATGTTTCGGATGCTGTTCCCGATCTCGCGGATAGGTGGGTTTTGGAATCCACCCTCTGGATCTTTGCTCCTGTAGTAGAAGACACCAGTCTGTTCGTATATGTCGTGAAGCTCCAAGGGCTGAAGCTCACCACCTTTTCCAAGCTGTACATTTTCCAACCCTTCGATGTCGATAACCAAACCGTCTGGCTTGGCCTTGGCGATAGCCTGCTGAATCTTCAGGTGAGTGATCTGCAACATATCTGCAAAACCAACGCAGCTGTCCACCATAGACTTCGGAATCATTCTCCGAATGTTGGTCGCCACAGCTGAGTAAGAAAGCCTACACTTAGAAATATCGTGGATGTTTCTAGGCATGTTTGCCTTCAGGCCATAGTCATACATGTGCTTGGTGCCAAGGATGTAGCTACCCCCGTAGACGGTGGCTATGTTCATCTTCCTTGGCTCGCGATCAAAGACACTACCAGGTCTTTCTCTGTACTCAAAGCCTTCGTAGAAGAAGAGCTTGTTGCCGTACCTGTTTTCTTTGTCCTCGAAGAACATGCAGTCTACAGACATGAACTCAAAGTCCAAGACGTCGATCATGTACTCGTCATACCCGAAGATGTCTCGCTTCAAGTAATCATCATAGTATCTTGTGTTGAGGACACTTGAGTCATTGCCATACATGCCAGAGACACCCTGTGCAATCTTTTGATAATCCTCCTCTGTAAGCTGGTCGCCAGCCAATCTCTTCAGCTCCTGTATAGAGATCTTCTTGATGTGGCCAGCATACGTCAGGTCGTTGAGACCTGGATCTTCTGTGTAGCTGTGCAAGAACATACACGGATCTACATGCTCTGTCTTAATTCCGTAGTTGGGGTCGTTAGACCTCTTGACAACAGCCATACCGAGCGACACAAGATCATTAACGCATCGACGATAAATGCTGTCGTTGAAGTTGTTCCAAGACAGCGTGAGGTTTGTGCCTATCTGTGCAGCAATCTCAGCGTCCGTCTTAAGATTTGTTTCGAGGAAAATATCTGCCTCTTCCAGTGTATCTGGCAAGTCATCTGGGTCCTTATCAAGAACCAAACCTCCAGTCTCTTGCTTAAGCTGTTCTAAATCTGGTTTGATCTGAACCTGGGTTCTAATGCGTTGCTTTTCTCTATTCTTCTCAGAAGAAGAGATGGGGTCTATGGCCTCCAGGTTAGGGTAAGGATTTCTAGAAAGAATCTTGTTACCAACGATTCTAGAAAACTTAGGGAGGATTGGAACGGGAGTGTAGTCCAGGTTTACAAGACTGCCATCACCACTGTTCGGGTCCATCGAAGTGAGAATCCTCTTGTATATATTTGTGTCCTGAGTTCCGTTAGCGTAGTCTTTGTTTCTCTCCCAGTTCCTGTTCCTTCTTTTGAACAGAGAATCGCTATCAGACATCTTCCCCCACTGAGCTTCTATCGCCTTAGCATACTTAAGCCCATAGGCTTTCCCTTGCTTGACAGCTTGAGGCGCTAGTGGATCTGGAAAGCTCTTGCTGTTCCTTTTGCTGTTGCTGTACATTAGGGAATTTGCATTTTTGCAAATATAGAAACATTCTACTTGTCAGCCGATTGGCTTATATCTCCTAAAGAATTTCTTCTCGTCAAACTTTACTGGTTCTTTTTTAGGCTTTGCCTTTTGAGCCCCAAGTAAGGCAAGGCCCGAACTAATCGTAAGGTCAAACTTAGTACGGTCGTTGATCTTGAACCCAATCCAATCCTCAAGAGTAGAGTTGAAATACATCTTCCCGTACTCCCCAGTGTCTCTGTGCATGCCAACGTGGTCATGTATGTACGCCTCAATGGAATGTGCATGAGCTTGTATTACGTCTTGTGAGTTAGAGGGTATGCCCTTAGTCTTTACGTTGACCTTAGCATTCTTCGAAGATAGGTGACCTGGTCTATTCATTAGGTAGCCGTCATAACCTCTTGATTCAAAGTGCCTTGCAATGCCATACTTGTTGTTCTCAATCAACAAAGGATAACCNTAAAAGAAAGCTGCCATCAAGCAGTCTTCGTAAAAGATCTTGGCGAGAGGGGGGCGAGACGCATACTCCAGTACAAACATGTTAGCAGGGTGCTGCATGTGAAACTTGTTGTACAGGTGCAGCGCCCCCTTGGACCCACGACCATCGACAGTAGCGTCAAGGTCATAAGAGTCAACCCCACCGACACCCAGCTCTGCATTAGGTGCAATGCGTTTACCTCGCTCCTCAGCCTTGAGGTTCCTTAATTCTTCTGGAGGCATCCATGCAATTCTGAACCTGCCCTGAGGGTCAGGCTTAAAAACTACAGAAGAGTCCTGTACCCCATCCTTCCAAAGAAAGTTTCCCCGAACAATGGGGTTAGGGTATAGATCATCATTGTATTGTATCTGCTCGTATATCTTGCCAATGTTGAACAGGCTCCCATCAATGCTATCCCTGAAGGCCTCGTCCGTAGTAAACGGAAACTGCCTAGTCACCTCGTTCAGCTCAGAGGGATCATCCTTCAGTGTGGTCCTCTCGTTCTTGAGGTAGGTCTTGGCACCAAAGATAATGTCATCACCATCAAGGCCTTCTATTACTTTGTCTGGGTCGTTGACAACTGGATACCCGTGCTTGTCAAAGAATCCTTCCAGGGATTC